CAATTTCTATGCCGCAGCCAAATCGGGCTATGGCGAAATGGGGCTGTTCGGCACCGAAGGCTGCGTTATGGTCGAACATCCGACCGCAGGCGCGGTGTGCCATGCGTTGACGTTTGGCGAATACTGGATCGGGCTGTCCGACGCGCTGGTGCCCGACACGCTTTACCGCGTCTGCCCGATGAGCGTGAAACAGGCGGTCGACACGTTCGGCGATGCCTGTTCGCAAGTGATCCGGTCGCTCTATGATCGCAGCCAGTACGAAGCGGCAGTGGAAATCTATCACGCGATCGAGCCCGACCCCGATTACAACCCGCTGCAATTCGGCGCCAAGCCGTGGCGATCGGTCTATTGGGACCCGGCCGACCGGTCGGACACGCTGCTGCGGCTGTCGGGCTATAACGAGCAGCCGTTCTGGGCACCGCGCTGGGATGTCGTCGGCGGTGACACATATGGCGTTTCGCCGGGGATGGAAGCGCTGCCGGCGCTGCGCGAATTGCAGATGCAGGCCAAACGCCGCAACGAAGCGATCGACCAGATGGTCAAACCGGAAAAGATCGCACCGCCCAATGTGCGGCTGACCGGCGAACCCGGGCGGGTGGTCGCCGCAGCAGGCGTCGACCGCGACCAGATTTTCATCCCTTACCCGATGCCGTACCAGGCGGTGGCGGCGATCGGCGAGGAAATGGACAAGTGCCGCGGGCAGATCGATTCGCTGGCATTTGCCGATTTGTTCAACGCGATCACCAACATGGCCGGCATCCAGCCGCGCACGGTCGAGGAAATCGCCGCGCGCAACGAGGAAAAGCTGACCCAGTTGGGCCCGGTGATCGAACGCGTCGCCAACGAAAAGCTGCAAGTGGCGATCGAGCGCGCGTTCGGCATTCTGCAGCGCGGGGGCATGCTTCCTCCGGTGCCGGCGGCGCTGTCGGACAAGCCGCTCAATGTCGAATTCGTGTCGATCCTGCAGCAGATGCAGCGGATGGTCGGGCTCGGGCAGATCGAGCGCGTGGTCGGGTTTGTCGGCAATCTGGCCGCGGTCCATCCCGACGCGCTCGACATGATCAATTTTGACGAAGCGGTCGATGAATACAGTTATCGCGCCGGCGCGCCGGCCCGCCTGATCCGACCGGAACGTCAGGTCGCCGCCTTGCGCAAGGCGCGCGCCGCACAGGCGGCAACCGCGCAGGCGCTGGCGGCAATGCCGGCGATGAAAGCCGGGGCCGATGCCGCACGGCTGCTGGCCGCGACCGATCTGGGCAATGGCGACAGCCTGTTGGCGCGGCTGATCCCGCCGGCCTGACGTGCGTAATGCGCAGCGTCGTTTTTTGGACAATGCCATGTCGTTCGATGCCAAAGATGCCGAGTTTTTGCTGACCCGGCCGGAATTTCGCAGGTTCGTGTTTGCCGCGATCCAAAGCGCCGGAATTCTGGGGAAGACAGTATCGGCGAGCACAGCTGCGGCGCGCGACCTCGGGCATATCGAAGGGCGCCGGGCGCTCGGATTTGACCTGCTGATGATGGTTCATGCCGGCCAGAGCGAAGCCGTGCGCAGCACTGATCCCGACGGGATCACGACGCTTGGCCTGTGTCTGACCGAGGCACTCAATTGCAAGGAAAGCCCCCGTGACGCAAGACGTACCCGCGACAGCGCCCGCTACGACGAGCTTCCCCTCGGTACCTGAGACGGCGCCGGTGCAGACCGAGGCGCCGGCCGCTGCGCCAGACGCGCCGATCGCACCGGCCCCGAGCGTGGCGGCACCGGCGAGCCTTACCCCGGAACGCTATGATCTGGCGCTTGAAGGGTTCGCGATCGATCCTGTGCTGGTGCAGAATGCCGATCCGGTGCTGCGCGACATTGGCCTGAGCAACGATGCGGCCAACAAGCTGTTGCCGGTGGCACGCGACATCATGGCACGCACGCAGGAAAGCCTGGTGCGCCAGATCGCCGACGCTGCGGCCGCGCAGAAAAAGACCTGGCACGAGGCGTTTGTCGCCGACCCCGAAATCGGCGGGGCGCGGCGTAGCGAAACCGAACATTTTGCCGCCAAGGCGCTCGACGCGCTGGGCTATGCGCAAGGCCATCCGTTTCGCCAGGCCCTGAACGAGAGCGGGTTCGGCAACCACCCCGACATGATCCGCGCGTTTCGCCGGCTGGGCGAGCTGGTCGGCGAGGACGGCGGTTTTGTCCGCCCGACGACTGCCAGCAGCCGCAACCGCCCGGTGTGGGAACGGCTCTACCCCAACGAAGCACGCTGAACTGCGCGCCGGTGCCCACGCGGTACCGGAGCCAAGAGGAGCGCATGATGCCGGCCGCATCGCGCCCGCAATCCCCGTCGCCGGCATCATCCGTGCCCGCGCGTTACGCGGGATTTCCCTAAGGAGACCACCAAATGGCCATTCTTGGCAGCTCATACTGGAATCTGATCGACGTTCTGAAGTCCAGCAGCGACGGCATCGGCGATGTGGTCGAAGCGCTGACCCAGCTCACGCCGTTCATGAAAGACGCAAACGTCGTGTCGTGCAACAGCGGCACCGAACACCGCTCGTCGATTCGCACCGGCCTGCCCTCGGTATCGTGGGGCGCGCTGTATCAGGGGATCGCCCAGTCGAAAGGCAATTACACCGAAGTCAAGGACACCACCGGGTTTGTCGAAGGCCTGTCGAGCGTCGATGAGCGCCTGCTCAACCTCAAGCCGGCGGAATCGGCCAAGCTGCGGCTGGTGGAAGGCCAGGGCTTTCTGGAAGCCATTGCGCAGACCGTCGAAAGCGCAATCTGGTATTCGAACGTCCTGGTCAACGGCAAGCAGTTCCATGGCCTGGGGCCGCGATTCAATTCGCAGCTCAATCCCAATGTGATCAACGGCGGGGCGACCGGATCGAACAACACCTCGATCTGGTTTGTTACCCACGGTGACATGCAGACCTCGGTGATCGTGCCCGACTCCGTTCCGGGTGGCATCCAGCGCGAGGACATGGGGCGCCAGCGCGTGCTCGATGCCAATGGCAACCCGTTCTACGTCAAGGAAGAAAAGTTCACGCAGCATGTCGGGCTGTGCGTCAAGGACTGGCGTTACAATGCGCGCGTCGCCAATATCGACGTGCCCAGCGTGATCGCCGGTTCGGTCGCACTCAATCCGCTGATGCGTCATGCCTATTACAAGCTGCAGGGCCGACGTTCGTATCGGCTCGAGGCCGAAGGGCAGATCAGCCCGGGTCGCACGGTGATTTACATGAACCGGACGCTGCTCGAAGCGCTGGATGCCGAAGGTACCAACGGCCGTTCGGGTGTCGACAACTTCGTTCGCCTGACTCCGATGGAAATCCAGGGCGAGGAAGTGATGACCTGGCGCGGCATGCCGATCCGCGAAACCGATGCCCTGTTGAGCACGGAAACGCTGGTTTCCTGAACGCCGCGCCGCAAACCATAGGGTTTGCGATGTGTCCCCGGTGACCACCGCAATGGTCCCGACTGTCGTGCCGATCAGGTCAGGCCAGCACTTAGGCCGCCCCGGTCGACCGGTAACCAAGGATATTTCTTCATGATCATCGATACTTCGCTCGTTTTCAGCAACCAGCAGGCGGTGACCGCTTCGGCGCCGTCGACCAACGCCATCGACCTGGGCGCCACCGGCACGCCGTTTGCCGCGACGATCCCGCTTGTCCGCGACATCGGCGATGGCGAGCCGATCGCGATTGCCGTTTCGGTCGCCCAGACGTTTACCGGGCTTACCGCGTTGCAGGTCTCGGTCCAGACGTCGCCCGACAGCGTCAACTGGACCACGGTCGATACCGGCCCCGTCGTTCCGGCCGCATCGCTGGTCGCCGGCTATCTCTTCAAGGTGCCCAAGATCGTGCAGGAGGCAAGCAGCCGTTACATGCAGCTTTATTACACCGTGAGCGGCACCGCGACCGCCGGCGCGATCAACGCTGCGATTGTCGCCAGCCGCCAGAGCAACATCAACTGCGGTGGTGTCTGATGCCGAGCTATCGGGCGCGCGAGCCGATCTACCTCAACAGCGAAGGCCGGTTGGTCGAGGCAGGTGACGTGTTCACCAGCGACGACACACCCGGGCTGGCATGGATTGCGCTGGATACCCCGCCGCCGGCGGAAACCACGCCAACGCCGCGCAAATCGGCCCCAGCCGCCAAATAACCTGCGGTGCGGGGCATCGAGGCGAGCTCGGCGCCCCGCACCGGCCCGGTTACGCCGCGCCCGGCACCCGAGTCTGATTTCACAGGATAATCCGGCATGGCAACGCTCGATGACATCTGCAACATGGCGCTGGCGGAAATTGCCGCCGGCCCGATCACCGATGTGACCGACAATTCAATCGAAGCGCGCGAGGTCAGCCGCTTTGCCGCACCTTTGCTGAGCGAAGTGTCGCTGTGGTCGGACTGGAGCTGGGCGGTCACGCGCGCGGCGCTGACCGCGGCCACCAATGACCGGCCGGCGGAGTGGACCCAGGCCTATGCCGTGCCTGCCAATTGCGCGCGGCCGCTGGCCATCCGCCGGGTGCAGGATGATGCCTGGCTGTTGCCGCAGGGCGGGCCATACCCGTTTCCGGTGCAGGATGCGATGCCGCTTGCGTTTCTGCATGAAGGCGGCCTGATCTATTCCAACGTGTGGAACGCGACGCTGGTCTATGTCGCGGTGCTGACCGATCCGACGATCCTGCCGCCGCTGGTTCAGCGTGCGTTTGCGCTCGAGCTCGCCGCGCGGGTTGCCGTGCCGATCCGCAAGGATACCGGGCTCGCCCGCGAGCTTGGCGAGGCGGCCGAAATCGCTCGCGCCAGGGCGATTGCCGAAGATTACAACCAGCGGGTCAGGCGGCCGGCAAGCTATGTCAGCGAAGCCGCGTTTGCCCGCTCCGGGATCGGGAGCGAACTGTGACGGCGCGCATTCCCCAGGTCAATTTCAGCAAAGGCGAGCTTGGTCCGCAGCTCTATGGCCGGTCCGACGTCGACGCCTGGCAATCGGCGCTGCGCAAGGCGCGCAATGTCATCGTGATGAAATATGGCGGCGTGACCAAACGGCCGGGCACGCGGCTGGTCGGGCAGGTGATCAATTCCGCCGAGCCGACGATGCTGATCCCGTTCCAGTTTTCGATGACACAGACTTATGCGCTGGAAATGGGCCAGGGCTATATGGCGCCATGTGCGCTGGGCGGGCGGATTCTGGAAAACGAGCAGCCGATTACCGCGATCACCAATGCCGCCA